ATCCACCTCTTGACTGTACCTTTGTGAAGATACAATCCATCACAGATAGCAGTCATGCCATACTTATTGTAGATAGGAAGAAAGAAATCGTAGATATTATTCATTTAGTTACCGAGTTTGTTGATGAGGAAGAGACCGAGCAGTTCGTCTTGTGGGTTATTGAAATCATACTTGAATGTGACACCAGCAGCAAGTCCTTTGTTGATAGACTTCACACTAAAGTCAACCTTTGCTTTGCCTTTCTCGTTTTTACGCTCATGTCCGTTCTTACCAAACAATGAAAGGTCAATGAAGTCACCATCAACAATCTGATCGTAATCTACAATGGTGATATACATCACATCGTTGGCATCATAATCACATAAGATGAGTGTGTCCCACTTGTCTTCAGTGAAATACACATTTTCATGCTGCCAACCTTTTGCCTTCTGTTCTTTAGTATTGTATGTACGTCCTGATGTTTTTACTTCAACACGTTTCTTCTTCTTGGTTTCATCAAGAAACCAGAACAGATCATAGACACCATCATCATTAGATGTGTTACAGTCTTCATCCCATTGCACTGGAATGTCAGTGTACTCTTTAATAACATCGCGAATCAACTCCTCACCCCACTTGCCTTTATAGTCAGTAGAATACTTAGTCACGTCTTCAAACAAAGAACCCTTCCAATAGTTTGCTTTCAACTTGTATGCTGCTGTGAGTTTGTTGACGATGGAGCGCATGGGGTTGGTTGCTTTGATACGTATAGTATGGCATGAAAAAGGGAGGGCGTCAACCCTCCCCGACCAGTTTGCAAACTGTCTTATCGAGAAACATATAATGAGAAAGTTCTCTAGTCTTAGTGCTGTTTTGATGTCCGTTTCCAACTGATCTGGCGATATCATATATCGTACCAATCGCACATTTATCGTCACAAGTGTACGTAATGTTTTTAGAGTGTATAAACTCTACATCATAACATGTAAAATTCCCATAAGATTTCCATGGATTGAATTTCACTTCATCTTTTGTCTTTACAAGTGCCAGATTAATAGAATCTAAATCATTACGATCAGAAGACTTTGATACAACCATCACTATAGATTCTGGTTTCAGAGGATGATTTTTTTCACCATGACCTATCATACCAGACAATTGTCCGGTCCTAAACAAATCATGGTGAGTGTATATACTATCTTCTGGAGTCTGATAGATGCGAAGATAAACAATGTTATTCACGAGTCACTAAAGATGGGGATGATGTTCGTCTTTGCATGTATTGTTTTATTGATGTGCTGTTCCCACATGCTAGCATCATCTAGGTTATAGAAGATCGCTTGCTGCTTCGCTTGCCCCTTCTTCTTGTTCTTCATCCACACAACTGCATACTTCATCCCAATACTCTCGAAAAACACATAAAGTTGACTGATAACGACCATGACGACATGTTGGGTCAGGTCGATCGATGTAGCAAATAGTGATGTACCTATCACTGATAAAGTCTATCCACCCTTTAGTGGCGTGATACTGAACCATCATACCACGAGTAAACTTCACTCGTCAACCTCTTCAAATGGCTTACGATTCTTGTTTTCTGGTTTAGGAAGACGGAACATCTCCTTAAGATCATTCAAATCATTTAGTTGCTGTTGAATAGAATCAAGTCTCCTCTGTATCACATTGAAGTTATGATCGTTGTTGCTCTGGATTGTCAACATGTTTTCAACTGTTTGTTTAAACTCTTCTTCAGTCATTAGTAGCGTTCAGGAATACGGTGGTCTAGGTTGAGAGCAGTGTTGCCAGTCATAAGATCTCGAAGAGACATAGCACGACAATATGCTGTCTTGTGATATTCTATCACATCATCGACGCCAGATAGCATCTCTTCATACGTTTGTCGTGCTGATACTTTATCATCGTTGAGATAATCATCGATCGCATTTTGCATACGATCTTTGCGCTGTTTTGAATACTCATGGTTCCAGTTGATTTCAGTTTTCATTAAAGTCTTCGTTGCGACGTTTGTCAAGGTATTTGATGATCTCACTCCGCCATTCTAGCAGTTCATGATAGCATTCCTGATCATGTGCGTCCTGACGTAGCTGATAGTCTGGTTTAAGAACGCTCTCATAGAAGATATAGAACGCATCTTTACGTTTCTCGTGTTTTGTGGTACTATTCCAATCCATGGGGTTCGACGGACGCTTTGCTACCATAGCACAGGTGTCAACCTACTGTCAAGTCTTTAAATTCCGAGATCGTGTTATGATACATGAAGATGTCTTGACACGTACCCTCAGCATCATATACAAATGTTAAATGGAAGAAAGTATCACCAACACACTTTAATTTAATAAAATCTACTTGCTCTTGTGTGAGAATATTCTCTCCATTAACACCAAGTGTATCAAGATACATGTCAACCTGCTCTGGATACATGGTATACATTCTTGGTACAGTCTTCTCACTCTTATAATTTGTATTCATAAACTGTGAGTAGAAGAAATTCAAATTTAGTTTGATTTTATCGCCATCAGGATATAATGTGATGGATGTATTAGCAAGTCTATTGCCATGCTCATATTCAATCGTCAAATCCTCAACGGGTTTCATGAAAGGATAATTGGTAAGATTGAATCTACTATCATATATTCTCAAACCAGATAACGTTCCATCTGCAGAATATTCAATACCATTGATTTGAGTAGTTCCCTCTTGCTGTAAACTACAAAGTTCGCGAATCTGTGGTCTTAACCCATAAACTTCAGAACAATCAATTTTATTTAAAAATCCTCTCCAAATGTTAGTATCACTTACAACAGAGAATCGCATATTTTTACAGACAAAATATGACAATAAAGTATCATCCTTATATTCAATAAAAAGATCGTTTGTATCATCACGCATTGGGTCTGTCACATGTTGTGGCAAATACTCAACCCACTTGTTTAATTTCTGTTTTACTGCATCATCAATTGGAGGACCATATCTCTCATCTCTAAGAGAAGTAAATCTAACTGGCATACGTTGACACGTAGAAATATGCTCCTGTGTTAACAAACTATATTTTTCTTGTACCGCAAACTTTTCAGAAAACATCACTCATTACTCGCAATAATTTGTCCTTCAGCATTATATAATGCGTAAAAGATATAATTCTCTGGTGTAGTAGTAGTTGCTTGACTATCGGGAAGGTCACTATTTAAAAAGTTTAAAGTATCTGAGATATCTTCTACTTCCATGAAAACCAGTTCAGAATTTTTCAATGTAGTCCAAAGATCTAAAGGAAGAATATCTTTATACAGATCGTAAGAAGCATTGATAGCATCAACATCTGTACTAGCATTCCATCCAGTTGCTCTCAAATAAACTACTGGTTTTCCAATGGCAGCAGCATACTTACCAATGAAATTATCAAAATAAAAGACTTCGTAATCGGTATTCATTTTAGTATTAGTTTCCAAGCAATTGTTACACGTAATCCATCAAATGCTCTAGATACTCCTTCTGACATATGTGGGATATTACCAGGGAAGAGTATTGCAGTTCGTGGAATGAGAGGTTGATATTGAATGTCACCGTTTACATTAAAAATAGTTTTACCACACCATTCTGGTTTCCAATTATCATTTGCATAGTATAAGAATGTACTGCCACCAGAATCGAGCCAGTCTATATGGAAATCACCCATCGTGCCAAATGTATGTCCGTTGGCATACACATCATATAACTCATATTCTTGTTGGGTTTTCTCCTGTATGATATTTAGAAGATATTCAGTATAGAATGGATTATCTTTTAATTCGAGAACCCAAAATGGATAGTTCTTTTTATGTGGATTGGAACGATGACCGAACGCCCACTTAGGACCAAGAACATCTTCAACTATCTTTTGGTGATTCTCATCACCAAATGGATCATTATATCTGTCAATCACGTTGCCCCCTCTCTCAATACATTTGATTTAAGCAGCGTAATTTCTGAAAGTAATTCATCTTGAGTCTCAGGATCAACCATCTCCAATATCTTGATGATATGCATATATTGTTCTCTCAAAAATGTGTCATTAATTCCAGAACGTAACCAAGAACAAAAGACTTTTCGTGTGCCAGAAGTTACTTTTGTAACACGATGTTTAAATTTAGTGGGATAAAAAACTGCTTTACCAGGAGATAGTTTATATGCTTTAATAGAGTCTCCAATTTGCATCTCTAACTCACCACCTTCGTAATCATCATTTAAAAAACAAGTCATGCTATAGTGTGGTATCATATTCAAAATAGGTACACTATCATAATGCCAACCATAATGATCGGCAATAGAAAACTTACTATAATGGATGCGAGACATTTGTGTTAAACATAGTTCCCAACCTATCTTTTCATAAATTATGGGTTCGATATAATTTTGTAACTCAATATTGTAGTTACCTTCATATGATGTCTTACATGATTTTTCTCCTTTTGCTGCCATGGGAGCGTTGCTTTCCTCTCCACTAACGAATGTTAAATAATCAAATAATTTATTAACATAATATAAATTTTCATCATTTAGTAAATCAATTTCAAAAATCATAATGTTACTCTGTTATTTGTGATATGTCTGTAAAATACTTATCCCAGTCTACTGGAATTATATCATCAACTGCAAGTTCTTTCATTAATTCGAGAACAGAATCCTTGATGAATCGTTTGTTTGGAATTCCTCTTCCAGATAGATTGTAAATGTTTTGTTCGTTTTGTCTATAGAAATCTGAAGATGCTTCAACTTCTTGTCTTACCCATTGATCCGAATCTGTTGGATCCATGAATGGAGGAGCATCTGTAGTACCATCATCTAATTTTCCATCAGGATATATTCTATAATAATACTTAGGATCAACAGGAAACTTAAATTCATATGCATATTTAAAGAACTTTAATCCAGATGGTTTTCCAGTTTCATCATGAAACAGTGGATCTGATGGATGCATCAAAGTTTTTTCTCTGACCCATGATCTCCATGCAATCCACATATCTCTTTCTCCATCAAAACTTTCAGACACATCAGGAAGAACTCTAAAGTCAGTAGAATTGAGGATAGATTCACGCATCCTTCTCAATTTATAGAATCTTTGCTCGTAAAAAATAGCTTCATGGTCTATCTCTTTGATGAGTTCTTCAATTTCAAGTTTCTTAACCTCTTTTTGCACCTCACGAAGAGTTGCTAAAGATTCATACATTTGTCGTACTTGTGCTGGAGATGCACCAGTAAACCTGTAATCATTCCAATAAGTTGATTCTGTAGCAAAATCATGTTTTTTCTTTCTTCTCTGACACCAATATGTTCCATCACTATAATATTGAAACACAGATAATTCATCTTTATCTGTATGCCAAAAAGAATCAACTGTTTCTAGATACTTTGCCTTTAACTCCAAATTCAATTTTCTTTTCTTTGGATTCCTTCCATCGACGAGATTGCTACGTCCCTGGTCGAGAATGAAGTTATTTTGAAAATCAACTTCTACAAGAATTTCTTTTTCCAGCAATGAGTTCGTCATGAGTTTACTTGGTTTTAATATACCATCCTGTTATGATGTATTTATCTTCTGTAAGCACAGTATTACCTTTATGTGTGTGAGTGAACCCAGCGGGCCAGACTACTACAGTTCCTTTAGTGGGTTTAATTCTTCTTCTTTGGTACATAAATTCAGTTTCTGCTTCACCATCTGGCATATCATTTAAGTAAATCATCCAGACCAACTCTCTCGATGAATGTGAAACTAAACCATTTTCACAGTGCCAAAGATGATAACCACCACCAGGAGGAGTCTTTTGTAACTTAATATCAGTAGAGATTAAAGGAGTATTTAATAAACTCTGATACTTATTAACATAATGTTTAGTACAGGATTTCAGAATACTATTAATAGCGATTGTTAGCTTTCGATTATGATAATTCATCAAAAATGAATAATCTTTTCTATTCAATTCCCCACCATATACATCTGCAGATTCATATATGGTTTCTTGATCTTCACAATAATCACTCATGTCTTTCATGTTGTAAACTATAGAACCTGTCTCAAAATTACGATCTGCATATGCGATAATTTCATCACAAACCCCAGATGGCATAAAGTTTTCCCACACACCAATAAAGTCGTTAAACTCAAAATTAGTGATCTTAGGATCTTTCATCAATTCAAGTGGTCTATAATCAATACATTCTGTAGTTTGATTCATGTCAGTAAGCTTTGATAATATATTTAGTCTTGTTAAAGGGGATTAAAATTGGTGCCTGTGATTGTGGTTTCATAGTAACTTGAGGAACAGGCAAAGCAAATGTTCTAGAAAAATTAAATACACCTTCAGTCATTTCCATAAAGATATCACTCTGAGTAAAGGTTACCTCTTCCGTGTTAGCAGCATTACCTAAACCAGCTCCATATTGTCCTCCAGATCCTTGTCCGGATTCATTACCACCAGTATAGTCAGTTTGAAAATCAACAACTGGATCTAATGTTATTTTATGACTATGAGTTAATGTCGTACCACCAGAAGATTGGTAATTCTCAATATTGAAAGTTGCTGGTCTAAGGTCAAATACCATTGCAAATTCACCTAAACTTCCCTGTAAGTTAGCACCACTCAATCCAGAATTACTACTAATAAACCATGTATAGAATGAAATCTCAAAGTTGTCAGCATCGTTATCTCCAGTTAATTGAGTAAGGGGATTTTGATCACCACCGCCGGTGGAGCGGATTCCTGGTGGATCTTCGCCAGTCATTGTAGTACCAAAACCTTCATCAAGA